GCTTTAATTAGACTCAGTATCCAACTTGGATAAAGAATAGATTAGCTACAAGTAAAATTACAAGAAAAGAATACATTGAAAAAATATCAAACTATGGAAGAACAAAATAAAGATTGTATCTGTAAAGAACCAATTAGTGCTTTTGCATTTAATACAGCAAAGAGTCTAGAAGACTTTATTAATAATTATAATGGTGGTCTTATTACAGAATTTCAATTATTACAAGCTAAAATCTTAGATTTTTATTCTAAAAATAAAGAAGCTGATGATTTTGATGCTGGTCCAAGATTAATGAGAGAATTCCAAGCAACCTTTGGTATTCAAACAGCAACAGAAGGTCATGTCCAAAACAACTGATAAATTTGGACATGTTATCAAATATTATAAGACTCTATCTGAGGAAGATAGAATTAAAGGACTTGATAAACTATTAAGTATGAAGATTATAAATAAGACTAATTATAAAACAATATTAAAGGAATGCCAGTTACAACCAAAGCAGAACAAGACATCAGAATAAGAGCACTAGAGTTTGCAAGTAGAAATAAACCTTCAGATTTTGGAGGTTATACTTCAACTAATGGAAATTTTCCAAAAGGAAGTTATAACCTGATAGCTGAAGCTAAGTTAATAGAGGAGTACATAAAATCTGGAAAATAATGGAAGAATCAAATAAATATTATACTCCAGAAATAGAGGAATTTCATGTAAGTTTTGAATTTGAGAAAAGAGGAAGTAATGACCGCTGTTCCTGGAATAAATGTATATTTAATAGAGAAGACCTTCCACATTTAGAAGGAAAGGATTCTCTTCTAGAAAGTATATCAAATCATTATTTAATACTTGATTTTAGAGTTAAGTATCTTGATAAAGAAGATATAGAGTCTTTAGGATGGAAAGATTGGTCTGGAATGGGAATATATGAGATAGATGGAAGTTTTCCAGAAGGAGATTCAGGTTCACCTAAGCCAGTATTTAGATTAATGAAATCACCTATAAAAAATAAAATAGAGATTAGATGTGACAATCCATCTATCCATTTTGGTAACTTTATGGGTATTTGTAAAAACAAGTCAGAATTAAGAAAAGTTATGAACCAATTGGGGATTAAAAATAAGTAAGATTTTCCTTGCATATATCAAATATTATGTTTACCTTTGTACTATGAATGATTATAATAAAAAATTTGAAACAATTGAATCTTTAGTAAAAAAGATAAATAAAATAGATAATACTTTTAAAGATTTTGAAAAACTTAATATTAGTACAATTTCAATAAATGGAATGCAAGCTTCTTATAGAAATTTAGATAACAGTCCTACTTTAATAGATGGATATGATAATTTTAATTTTGAAAAGAAACTACTTGATATAATTAGACCTTCTTATATAAATTTATTAGAAGAATATAAAACATATTTAGAAAGTAAAAAAGGAAAGTTATTAGAAGAACTTAATAGTATGATAAAATAAGTACAATGAAAATTACAACAGAAGAATTAAACCTAGCATATGGAAAAGTCAATCAACTGAAAAAGGAGATTGGAGAACCTATAAAAGAAACTATTGAGGTAGACCTTGAAAGAAATCCTTTAACTGATGAAAACTTCTTCAATGAAGATTCTGAGTTTGTGATACCTTTCAAACTTACATTTAAGTTTATAGAAAACTTAGGACCTAATGGGTCTTATGTTTTATCAAATGAGAATATAGAAGTTATAGATTAATGCCAAAAGTAATACCAATAAATACAACTGAAGAGTTAATCTTCAAGCAATATCTTATCATCGTAAATGGATTATTCAGCTCAGAGAAAAGATTAACAGACTTTGAGATTGAAATCCTGGAGAAGATGTTATATATAGATTATATTTATAGGCATCTTACTAAGGAACAAAGAGACAAAATCCTTTTCAATAAGATTACTAAACAAAAGATTAGAGAAGAGGTTTATGGAATATCAGAACAATCATTCAACAATGCAATTAGTAAGCTTAGAAAGAAAGGAATGATTGTAGGTAACTCACTTAGAGTTGGAGTGCCAATTAAAGATGGTAAAATAGAATTAACATTTAAATTAGAAATTAAATAATGGAAACTCTATATTTAGAAGGAAATAATACAAAACTATCAATTGATAAATCTCAAATGGATAAATTAATTGATATTATATGTGACCTTTGTATTGATAATAAAATTGATTACAATTTAGAACATAAATAATGGATAAAAGTAAATATTTATTCTACAAATTTGAATCATATAATAATGAGACTCAGGGTGGAATAATTAAAGCAAGAGAAGTTCTGGAATCTTTAAAAGAAACAAATAAACCTTTCTTAGAAAAACATAAAGAATATAAAGAAGATTATTCTTTTAGTGTTAAAGAACTTACAACAGAATTAGAATACTTTATTATAAAGAAAGAATTAGATGGCTCAAAAGAGAATTGAGGATTTATTTAAAGAATTAGGTAAAAAGTATAATTTACCAGCTTATGTAATTGAGGAAGTCTACAATTCACAGTTTAAGAAATTAAAAATTGAAATTAGTAGTTTAGAATTTCCAATAATCAAATTACCTAACTGGGGAAAATACGTTCCATCAAAAGCAAAATTAGCTAAATATAATTATGAAGAAAAGAAAAAATTAAAACAAGAAAATAATGACTGAAGTAAAAGAACCAATTATATTTAAATTTCTTCCTTATCAAGGACAGAATGAAGAAATATATGAAGGATATAAAACAAAAATAAGTCTATATGAAAATAGATTAGAATATAGAATGAAATTTTCTCAAAAAGTAAACATCTCCATGATTAAAGATGGAGAAGTTACAGATACAAAAGAAAGTAGTACTTTTTGTGATGAAGATGGATTTCTATTTAAAAATGCAATTACAGGAGTTTCAAAATATATTGAAACAGATTATAATAAAGAAACAAGTGAACCATTTAATATTAATTACGTTGATATTGGATACAAAGGTTCAGTATTTACATTTTCTTGTAAAAACGAAGAAACAAAAGATAATTTATACAAAACAATTTATAACTGGTTATTAGATAAAAAAGAAGATGGAACCAACTAAAAAAGTAGGAGTAACAACAATTGCATGGGAACCCGCAGGAAGATACATTGTAGTAGCAGATAAAGAGAAAGATGATGAAGATATAATTAGAGCAAAAGCAAATGGTTTAATTACATTAAATGAATTATCAGATGCTGAGTTATTACAATATGGAGGAACATCTAAATCAGCTAACTTAGCAAATAAGACAAGTGAAGAACAAGGAAGTTTTGAAATTGTAGCAGTTGGTCCAGAAGTATCTTTTTGTGAAGTAGGAAACGTAGTAATTTTCCAACCAGGTTGTCAAGCTACAAGTATTAAAGTAGAAGGAAAGTTTTATTTACAATTAGGAGAATATGAAGTATTAGGAAGATTTAAAAATAATGGTTAACTTATTACAAATAGCAGAAGGTTTCATCAACAACTCCAAAAAAACATTTGGGGTTGCTGATGAGAAAGTTGAAGAGAAAGCAAAGAAAAGATATGCTATTTGTTTAGAATGTCCACTTTTATCTGATGGTAAAAGAAGATGTGATGAGAAGAAATGTGTTGGAAATAAGTGTGGATGCAATTGTTTATTGGCATGGAAGACAAGAAGCTCAAGCAAGTGTCCTTTAAAAAAATGGTAAAATGAAAGTAAAAAGAAAATCCATACAACAATTCATTTCAGATTTAGTACAACACTGTATTAAAAGTGATGTTGAATTAAAATTCTTAAACAAAACAAAAGTACCATTAAATGGATTATTTTGTAATGGTTATTTTGAAGGAGGAGAAGAAAAAGGAAAACTTTTTATTGCAACTAAAAAACCTCAAATTGCATGGCTTCCAATATTAGTTCATGAATCTTGTCATTTAGACCAATGGTTAGAAAACAAGAAGAAATTTAATGAAGGAGATGGAGTAGAATTAATAGATAAATGGATTAATGGTGGAAAAGTAAATAAGACAAAATTACTAGCCGCTATAAAATTAACAAAGAAAGTTGAATTAGATTGTGAAAAAAGGTCAGTTGAAAAAATAAAAAAATACAAACTACCAATAAATGTAGAAACTTATATACAAATGAGTAATACATATGTATATTTTTACAATTGGGTATTAGAAAATAGAAAATGGATAAAATCTGAAAAAACTCTTTTTATAAAAGAAATATATTCATTAGCACCAAAAGAATTTCAATCAAATTATAATAAAACACCAGAAGCTTTAAATGAAGCTTTTAATAACTACTTACAATGATATTAGAAACAAAAGAACAAATAATTGAAAGATTAATTAAAGCTGGACATATTTCATTTAGTGAGGCTCTAAAATTAATGGAAACTCAAAAAGAGTATATACCATATAATTTCCCACCTTACAATCCTCCTTATAATCCACCAACCATCCAACCATATTATGATTGGCAATGGTATCCTGGACCAACGATGACATATTGTAATACAGATTTTTTTAATAAACAAGCACCTCAACAATCTAATGTTAAAAATTAATAATCAAAATATAGACCTTATAGTACAATGTGAGGAATATACAAGAATTGAACATATATTTAATCTTATCAATTTAGATGTAACAGAAATTCTTGTTGTATGTCCAGAATTATTTTTACAAAGATTTATTCAATCTAATCAAGAAGAATTTTCAATAGATGTATTGGAAACTATTGAAAAAGAATTAGAAATAAATAATACATTTATAAGTATAGATTTAAGTTATAAAAAGAAAATTTTTCATTTCCATTTCATATTAACAGGAACTTCCAAAAAAATAATTAATAATCCATTTAAAGGAGAACAAATTTTCAATGTTGGATTTAAGAAAATTAATATAAAATGAAATTATTTCAAATAGAAAATCATAGTCCAACTCCTACTGCTGAATTATTATTAATACCAGAATTTAAAACATTATGGGTAAGAGATAAAAGTAAAGATAAAGCAAAAGCTTTAGGTGAATTAGCATATGTTTATTTCTCAACTGACTATCTTTCAAACTATGTAGCATTTACAAAAGATGTAAAAGAAGAAAGGTTAGCTGAAGATTTTCTTGGAGGAGTTGGAAATAAACCAGATGCAGAGATTTTAAAAGCATGTAAGAAATATGATGAGTTACAACAAACTCCTACAATGAATTTCTTAAAAGCTGCAAAGGCAGCTATGCAATCTACAGAAGATTATTTCAATCAAATTGATTATTCTGAAAGAGATGGAAAAGGTAATCCAGTTTATAAAATCAAAGAGATAACAAGCTCATTAAAAGATTGTTCAGGTATTAAAGATACTATTGACAAATTAGAAGCCGCTGTTAAAAAAGAAATGACAAATGGGTCTGTAGCTAGAGGTGGTGGAGCTGGAGGTTTATTAGAATTTGAAGTTGAATAATATGTTTAAAAATACACACTTATTTCAAGAGGCTGCTAATAATTTTATCAAGAATGATAGAAAATATACTCTATTAGCACCAGGTTCAAAAGCCTGGAGAGAATTTTGGAAAGAGGAAAGAAAGAGATGTCTGCATGGATATGAAGTTGATGGTGTTAGAATTACAGGATACCACTACAATTATCTAAATTATAGTCCAATTTTAAAGACTGTAGTTGTTACAGAAAATGCTAATGAAGATGGACAAAACCAAGCTGAACGTATAGAAGGTTTTCCAGATTTCTGGGATGGAGATTTTGAATTCTTTCATTATATTGAGGATGCAGAAACAAATGGAGAACATGCTATATTAGGTGGTTCCCGTGGTAAAGGTAAATCTTTGAAATCTGCTAGCATGTGTGTAAGAAATTACCATCATATTAAAAATTCAAAATCTTACTGTTTTGCTGCTAAAGAAGAATACTTATTGAAAGATGGTATTATTGCTAAAGCTTGGGGACTTATGGATTTTGTTGATTCATATACTCCATGGGGTAAAAGAAGACATGAGAATAATTCTGAACTTCACAGAAAAGCTTCTACAAAAATTAAGAATGAATTAGGTATTGATACAGTTGACCCTAGAAGTTTTAACTCTGAGATTATTGGAGTAACTACAGGAGATAGTATTGGTAAATTAAGAGGTAAACGTGGTAAATTAATTATTCTTGAAGAGTGTGGTTTATATCCAAAGATTAACAAAGGATGGCAAATTTTAAGACCATCCATGGAAGATGGTAAAAATACTTTCGGATTAATACTTGCTATTGGTACTGGTGGTGAAGAGGGTGCAAACTTTGAAGGTTTTGAAGCATTATTTAGTACACCAAAATCTTTTAGAATTAGAGGTGTACAGAATAGATGGGATGATGGAATGCAAGATACAGAATGTGGATTCTTCTTTTCAGCAAGTCAAAACTATTCAGGAGCTATGGATAAGGATGGAAATTCTGACCAAGTAAAAGCTACAAGATTTATTGAAGCTGATAGAAAGATTGTTGCAACATCTAATGACCCACATGCATTAACAAGAAGAAAAGCCGAGTTACCATTAACTCCAAAAGAAATGATGATGCGTATCTCTGGAACACAATTTCCAGTTGATGAACTTGTCAGACAAGAAGCAGAAATTATTTCTAAACCTCATCAATATAAAGATGCAGATTTTATTGGTAGAATGGAATTGGATAAAGATTCACAATTATACAAGTTTGTATATGATGCATCAGTTACTCCAATTTATAATTTAAATTTAAAAGATAACAAAAATTTACATGGTGGAATAGTTATATACTCACATCCACATAAAGTAGGTGAAGGAGATAAAGTTGCTCAAGAAAATAGATATGTAATAGGAATAGATAGTTATGACTTTGATGAATCTACAACAACATCTTTAGGTAGTTGTTTTGTAGGGGATTCCTGGACTAAAAAAATTGTTGCAGAATATACTGGTAGACCAAGAACTGCAGCTGAATTTTACGAGAATTGTAGAAGACTAGCTTTATATTACAATGCTAAAGCAAATATAGAAAATGGAAATAAAGGAATATTTGATTACTTCGATGATAAGAATTGTGGGTATCTAATTATGGATGAGCCTAGAATTGCAAGAGAAATTCTAGAAGATACCACAATTAGACAAAATACTGGGAGGAGAAGGAGAGGTACAACTCCTAGTACAAAACTAAATCAATTTGCTAGAGGACTTCTAGCTAAGTGGTGTTTAGAATCTACTAATAATCCAGATAAACCAGAAGAGATTCAATTACATAGATTTAGATGTTTACCAGCAATCAAAGAAATGAGTATCTGGAATATTGATGGTAACTTTGATAGAGTAAGTGCACTGGAGATGTTAATGTTAGCATTCCATGATAGAGAAAAATATAATGTAGAAACTGTTAGTACTCATAAAGATTTAGCACAAGACGATTGGTTTAAAAGAAATTATAGAAGAAATGGATAAAGGAGAAAATTTAAAATTAATAATGGATATACAAAGTTTACCTGAAGATTTATATTTAGACCAATTTTATAATATTATAAAAAATTCAGGTATAGTTGTTTGGGATAGTACTAGAGGAGGTAAAAAACCAGAACTTGTAAAAGAAAGTGAACTACATCTAATGGACGTAGGTTTTCTTTCAAAAGAACAATTCATAGAAAAATTTGAAAATTTAAAGGAAGATTAAGCTATACTTCTAAATTAATTATTTTTGTTAAAACTATAATAATTCATTTTTTAGAAGTATCTTTGTAAATTAGATTATACAACATGGAATTCACCTCTACAATAGATTTAACTATACCATCTACAGTACCAAGACAGAAGATTAGTACTTCTGCTAAAACACCTGAATGGTGTAAAGAGAACTCTCTTTATTGGGAAAATAGATTAATCAACAAGAATACTTTCAATTCATCTGATAAGATGAATATGAAAAGAAATTGTAATCTTTATTATCATGGAATCTTAGACCCAATTGAGGTAGGTAAAATTTGTAATCCTTATAATTTAAAAGATTTCAAAATTCCTTTAGATTTTAAACACTACAAAATTGAAAATCCTAAAATCCAAACACTTAAAGGTGAGGAACTTAAGAGAAGATTTGAGTGGAAAGTTTATGTATCAAATAGAGATGCAATCTCTGAAAAGGAAGAACAAAAAAAAGAACAGTTCTTTAGTTTCTTAACTGAGCAAATTCAAGCAGAATCTTTTAGTAAAGAAGAAGCTGAAAAGAAACTATTAAAATTACAAGAATATTTATCATATGATTGGCAAGAGATTAGAGAACTAACAGCTGACCAATTACTTCATCACTTCAATCAATACTTAGATTTAAAGACACAATTCTCAAGAGCTTGGGAATATGGTATGTTAAACAATGAAGAGTTAATAAGTATAGATGAACACAATGGTAAACCAGTTGTTGAAGCTTGTGACCCAAAAACAACTTATTGGTTATCATCTCCAGAAAATCCTTATATTGATGATTCTGATGCAGTAGTAAGATGTTACTATATGCCATTAGGTCAAGTAATTGATTATTATTATGATTACTTAAGTGGTTCTCAAATTAGTGATTTAGAAAATAGACAATCAGAAAGAACAACAGTTGAAGATTTTACATTAGACCAATATTATCATAAAAATGATGAAGGATTCTTAATGCCTAATCAACCAGGTGGAGAATTGATTATTAGAAATGATAGATTTAATGGTTATTATGATAATGAAGGAAACATTAGAGTTGTACATACAAGATGGAAATCATTAAGAAAAGTTGGTGAATTAACATTTCTTGATGAGCAAGGTGAAGAACAATCTAAATATGTAGATGAAAACTACAAAATAAATAAAAATTTAGGAGAATCTATTAAATGGATATGGATTAGTGAAGCATGGGAAAATACAAGAATTGGTGAAGATATTTTTATTAAGGGCAAACCTAGAAGTGTACAATTTAGAAAGTTAGACAACATTTCTTATTGTTCTTTAGGATATGTAGGTACAAGATTAGAAAATGGCTTATATGATGTAATGAAAGACTATAGTATCAAATTTGATGCTTATATGTACAGAACAGAACAAGCCATGATTAAAGCTTTAGGTAAGATAGGAAAACTAGATTTAGCTTTAATACCTGATGGATGGGATTTAGATATGACCATGCATTTTGCAACCAATATGGGTTGGATGGTTATTGACAGTTTCAAAGAAGGTAAAAAAGGTGCAGCTCAAGGAAAATTAGCCGGTTCTGGTGGAACTACTGGAGATGTTATCAATATGGAACAAGGTCAGTTTATTCAACAAAATATGTTGATGTTACAATACCTTGAAGGTCAATTAGATAAAATTGTAGGTATTAATCCACAAAGACAAGGAATGATTTCTGCAGATGCAGGCTTACAAGTTACAAGAGAAGCATCAGAAGCAAGTTCTAATATTACAGAATCTTACTTTGCTATTCATGACAATATTAAATTAAGAACATTAAGAGCCTTATTAGAGGTTATTAAATATTGCTTAAAAGGTAAATCAGAGTCTATTCAATATATCACATCAGAAATGGTGTCTAAAATATTTGAAGTAGATGGTGACAAAATAAATGAAGCAGATTATGGTATTTTAGTTGGTGATGCTACTAATGATGCTAGAACTATTACTACATTACAAGAAGCTGTTAAGATTGCTCTTCAAACAGGTCAGGTAGATTTAATCCAATTGATGGATATTTTCTCTACAGATTCTACTGTATCTATTAAACGTAAAGTTGAAAAATCAGTTAATGAGAAGAAAGCACAAGAACAAGCTAACATTGAACAACAATCTAAAGATATTCAAGCTCAAAGAGAACACGAAGCTCAGTTACATGCTGAAGAATTAGCAAGTCAACAAGCTGATAGAGATTTAGCTAAATATAAGATAGATACTGAAGCACAAATTAAATTAGAAGTAGCACAAATAAGTGCATTAGGTTTTGCAGAAAATACTGATGTAAATGCAAATGCTGTACCAGATGTTTTAGAACAAGGTAAATTGGCATTAGAAAATCAAAAATTTCAAGCAGATTTATTTGAAAAACAAGAAAGATTAACTCTTGAAAAAACAAGCAAAGCTAAAGAACATTCTTTAAAAGAAAAAGAGATTAGTTCTAAAGAAACTATTGAAAATAAGAAACTTAAAGCAATTGGATCTGCATTTCTTATTGTTTGAATATAACTTACTGGATTACCATAACCATCAATACCTACTGGATTAATTACATTCTTTAATACTTTTTCTTGAAGTTTTTCATCAATTTTAATTCCTGGAAGTACTTCTTTTGTATCTTTAGCAAATTTTTCGTAGAGTTTAATAGTTTTTTTATTCTCTTCTAAACGCTCATCTCTTTGTCTTTTAGTTTCCTTTTTAAGAGTATCTTCTGCTTCAGCTTCAAATTTCTTAAGTTCTTTTAAACTTTCTTTAGATTCATCTTTTAATTCATCTAAATCAATTAACTTGGCAATTTCTTTTTCAATCTTGGTATCTGAAAATTTAGTTGTTTTTCTTAAATACTCTGCATAAATTGCTTTTTGAGTATCTACTGATTCTTCTAATTTTTCATCTGTAACATTTGAAAATCTGATTTGGTTAGATGCTCTAATTTTAGATCAGCCAGTTTTCATTGATTTGGATACTGATGAACCTAAAGATGATGATGCTCAAAAGGAAGCTGACAAATTGGCAGCTGAAAAAGAGAAAGCCGATATTGAGGCTAAGAAGTTAGCTGATAGTAAAAAAGACGGTAAAGATGATTTGATTGATGTTGATGATGATAGTGACGATGATGAGGATCCAGTAAAAAAAGCTGCTGCAGAAAAAGCTAAATTAGATGCTGAAGCCGCTAGTACAACTCAAGCAGAACAACTAAAAGGTTGGACTGAATATTTTGAAGAGAATACAATCCTATCTAAAGAAGATTTAGAAGGATTTGATGGAACTGAAGAAGCACTTGTTGAAGCCTTCAAAATTAATACACATGAGAATTGTAGGTTTGATCAGATTAAAGTGGAGGATTTAGAGGAGGCAGTTAATTTTTATAAGAATTTTAATAAGCTAATGTCAGAGAGTGGGAGCATACTCTGGAAAACTTTTCTTATGACTGGTGCTGGTGGGTTACTTGTTATACTGTGGTTGGGATTTGTTTCAAAGATTAAGCAGTAAAAAAAGGGACTATACAAGTTTATATGTATAGTCCCTTTGCTGTTATGATGTTAGGAGATATGTGAATCCTCCTATTACCGAGATGGTTAGAAATATTCCTATTATTGCAAGCGCTACTAGGTGTTTGTTATCTTCTCTTGTTTCCTTCTCGAACTCTGTTAATCCTTCCATCTAGCTCTCCTTGTAGAATCTATGTCCTTCTATTTCAGTTATGAACTCCATATCTCCCGCCCAATATGGAGGCTTGTGGTTTACCATTCCAGCTATAGCATAATAATGTGTAGCGCCTTTAAGGTTGTCACCAGACTCCCACTCCTTAATACCCTGGACTACATTGTCAGATACTTTTATAAATGCAGGAATATCTAGTATCTTAAGGGACTGTGATGTTAAGCCAAAGTTGTAGCAACTAAACTGTTTTCTTGCAAGTGTGATGCTGGAAATAGGCCAGTTGTTTTTCTTTGCCCTATTGAGTATGACCTTCACCACCGCCCGTTGTCCAGCTGGTGGCTCGCCTCTTGCTTCGTGGTAGACAGTAAGAAATAGCCAAAAGATTCCTTCTAGTATGTTCATATCATGCTCCTAGTTTAGTTTGCCCTGTGAGAAACATATCTATCTGGATAGTTTCCGGTGGCTTTTGAGAGTGGTTTATACAGCCAAATAGTGGCCCACATTTCCTAATGTAAAACATCTTATCTTCCTCCGTGAATACTCCATAGTTCTCTGGGTGTGTGCATTTGTATTCTTGTCTGTTGTGGTGTAAGCAAGAGCAGCAT